ACAACCAGGGCGGCCATGTCACCAACATCGGCGACATCAACGTGAACGTGGAAGGCGGCGGAACGGGCCGCCAGACGGCTCGATCCATCGCCACGGAACTGCGACGTGAGTTGCGGCGTGGCACTTCGGTCCTATAACACGGAGAACCAACCATGAAGAGCGAACTGAACATGGGCCAGGCAGCCGGCGTCGAACTGGTGCGGCCTGCGAAGCCGGTGGCGGACATGCTGAACGCCAAGGGGCGATTCCACGTCGAGCATTGGCGTGGCGGCCAGAAGATTGCCGAGTACGAGATGCCGAACTACATCACCAATGAGGGCCGCACGCGGCTCTTGAACGTGATGTTCAACAGCGGCACGCCGATCACCGCCTGGTGGATGGGTCTGGTGGACAGCACCAGTTTCACGGCTTACAGCCAGGGCGACTCGTATGCGCAGATCGGCGGCACCAACGGCTGGGCGGAGAACACCAGCTACACGGACGACGCGAACAGCAACAGTGCGACCACGCGCCCCGCATGGGGCGCGGGCTCGGCAACGGTGACGGGCACCTCGCCGACCGCAGTGGTCACGACCACGAACGCGAGTCCCGCGGTCTTCGACATTACCAGCGGCGGCAACGGCACGGTGAAGGGTCTCTTTATCGTGGGCGGGGCCGCGGGTGCCCAGACGAAGGGCGACCATGCGGCCAGCGCCATTTTGTGGGCGGCTGCGGCTTTCACCGCGGGCGACGTGGCCGTCTTGAGCGGCGACCAGTTGAAGGTCTCCTACAGCGTCACCGCGTAACGATCTCTCCCTCGCGGGTTGGGATCGGGCACCGTGTCCGGTCCCAGCCCATTCTTCGGAGCCTGACCCATGACGCAACGCCGTGAGCAGTTCAAGAACGACAGCCAAACGACGCTGAACGGGGCGGTCCTGGCGGGCGATGGCACGATTACGGTCACGGACGCCACGGTGCTTCCGGCCAGCGGGTTCTTTCGCGTCCTCGTGGAGAGCGAACTGATGCTGTGCCTGAGAGTCTCCGGCAACACGCTGACTGTCATCCGTGGGCTGGAAGGCACGGCCGCGAGCGGGCATTCGAGCGGGGCCGGCGTCTATCAGGTCTTGACGCAGGGCGGCTTGCAGCGCTACCTGCGGGACAACGACCCGCTGTTCGACAGCGACCGACCGGCGTTCCGCATCATCGACGCCAACCAAAACCGCCTGACGGCGGCCGACTTCACGCTGCACGACTACGGAAGCGGCGCGACGGCGACGGACATGGGCAAGAGCATCGTGCTCACGGCCGGGACCGTCGCCTTGACACGGCCGGTCCCCGCGGGCCCCACCTGGACCTTGACGGCCGCCGTCAGGAACACGGGCACCGCTAACCAGGCGGCCTGGGGCGCGGCGTGCATCGGGGTCATGGACACGGGCAACCAGATCGTGTCCGTGCGCTGGCTGGCCCACCGGAAAATGCTGCATGTGACGAAGAACGACGGCGGCGCGGGCTACGTCGCGCCTGACATTATTTCCCAGATACCGGTCGCCGGTACGGAGTGGATGTGGCTGCGGATCACGGACCCGAACGACGGCAACTGGTACTTCTGGTTCTCGGACGACGGCAAGCGCTGGTTCCAGTTGGGCAGTTTCGGCAAGACGGCCTACCTGGGAACGATTGACCGGATCTTCTTCGGGCAGATCGACACCTGGGGAAGCGGCTGTTGGGCGACCTTGGCCGCGTGGGACGACGGGGCGGGCATCCTGGGTGCTTAGGAGGTGACTCATGCGGCGCGAGCAGTTCAAGAACGACAGCCTGACGGTGCTCAACGGGGCAGTCGGCAGTAGTGACGCCACGATTGTTGTCACCGACGCCACGGTTTTCCCGGCCAGCGGGGATTTTCGTGTTCTGATCGACGGCGAACTGCTGCTTTGCACCGGAGTCTCCAGCAACACGCTGACCGTCACGCGCGGATTGGAAGGCACAATGGCGGCTGCTCACGCCACGGCGGCTCCCGTCTACCACGTCATATCACAGGGCGGCTTGCAGAGTTATCTCCGTGACAACGACCCGCTTTTCGACACGACTCGCCCCGCGTTCCGCATCATGGACGCGAACCAGAATCTTCTCCATGCGGCGGATTTCACACTGCTGGATTACGGCGGCGGCTCGGTCGCCTACGACTGCGGAAACAGCATCGTGCTGCAAGGGAGCGGCGGGGCCTACTTGACACGTCCGATTCCCGCCGGGCCAAACTGGACGCTGACGGCCGCGGTCAGGACGATGGGCACGAGCATCGAGTCCTACTGGGGCGGCGCAGTGATCGGTGTCCTGGACACGGGCAACCAGTCCGTGATTATGCGCTACCGGTCGCAGGAGGAAGGGCTGCTGATTACGCACCAGAACGGCAGCGGCGGCTACGTCGCGCCCGACATTGGAGGCCCCCAGAATGTCTTTGCGACCGACTGGCTGTGGATGCGGATTACGGACCCGAACGACGGCAACTGGCATTTCCAGGTTTCGGACAACGGCAAGAACTGGCTCGAAGTCGGCAGTTTCGGCAAGGGGTCCTTCCTGGGCACTCCGAACCGGATTCTCTTCGGGCACATGGACATGGGCGGCAGCGGCGCTTACGTGACGCTGGGTGCGTGGGACGACGGGGCCGGCATCCTGGGCGGCTAGGAGGTGACGTATGACCCAACTCCGCGAGCAGTTTGCGAACAACAGCCAAGCTATCCTCAGTGCCACTATCGGCGGTTCGGGCACCACGCTGGCGGTTGTGGATGCTTCGGCCTTTCCGACCGCTGGGAATTTCGTGCTCCTGATCGAAAGCGAACTGGTGCTTTGCACCGCGGTCTCGGGTACTTCCCTGACGATTGTGCGCGGCCTGGAGGGCACCGCGAACGTCGGGCACGCCAGCGGCGTCCGTGCCTATTTGATCCTGACGGCGGGCAACATGGACCGCTACCTGCAAGACAATGATCCACTGTTCGGCAGCGACCGGCCGGCGTTCCGCATCATTGACGCCAATGAAAACCTCCTCACGTCGGCGGACTTCACGCTCGTGGACTGGGGAAGCGGCGGGGCGGTCAAGTCCGACAACGGCAGTAGCATCATCCTGGCGACGAACACCTTGACGAATGCGGCCTTGACCCGCCCTGTGCCGACGAGCGCGACGTGGCAATTGACGGCGGCCGTGCGGGGCGTGTCGATGGGGCCCGCGGCGTACAACGGCTGGTGGTCGGGGGCGTCCCTCGGCGTGATGGACACGGCGGGCAAGATCGTGTGCCAGAACTATTGGGCGCACAAGAAGCAGTGCAACGTCAACAAGTGGGACGCGACGGCGAGCTATGTCTGGCCGGATGTCATCACCACCTACGATTGCCCCGTGCTGGAGTGGATGTGGTTTCGCATCCGCCGGCCGAACGACGGCAACTGGTACTTCGACATTTCGGACAACGGCAAGTTCTGGCTCAACGTCGGCAGCTACAGCGAGTCCGCCTTCCTGGGCACGGTCGATCGCCTTTTCTTCGGTGCGATCAATCCGGCCAGCGGCGGCTGGGCAACCTTGGCGGCGTGGGACGACGGGGCAGGCATCCTGGGCAGCTAAGAGGTGACGTATGACACTTGTAGTTGCGGATCGCGTCCAGGAAACGACCGCCACCACCGGCACCGGCACACTGACATTGGCCGGGGCGGTCGCGGGTTGCTGCGCATTTTCCACGGTCGGCGACGGCAACACCTGCTTCTACGTGATCGACGATGGGGCGGGCCACTGGGAGATTGGTCTGGGCACCTACACCCTGAGCGGGACGACGCTCGCGCGCAACACGGTGCTGGCAAGCAGCAACAGCGGCAGTCTGGTCAGCTTCGGAGCGGGCGCAAAGAACGTGTGGGTGGACGCCCCAGCTACCATGCTTTCGCAAGCGGCGTTGGCGGTCGCCAACGTGAAACTCCACGGGGCCGTGGGCAACGGCACGACCGACGATTCCGCGGCCATCCAGGCGGCGATCAATACCGGGCTGCCGGTCCACTTTCCGGCCGCGACGTATGCCATCGGGACCGGCCTGACGGTCTCCAACAACGGCCAGTCGTTGGAGGGACCCAAGGGAGCCGTGATTCAGTTGACAGCCGGAGTGGACGCCCTCACGGTCACGGGCAACGGATGTCAGATTCGTGGCCTTACGATCGACGGCAACGGTCATGGCGGCAGCGGCCTCGTGGTCAAGGGTGCGGACAACTACATCGACGGCGTGGAAAGCTACGGGAACGCGGGGCACGGCATTTGTCTGGACGGCCAGAGTACAACGTGCCAGTTCAACCAGATTCATGCCTGCTATGCCCATGACAACGGTGCCATCGGCATTTCGCAGAACCACGTCTGCGATTCGATCATCTCCGACTGCCATTCGGACCACAACGCCTATGAGGGCATTACGGTCGATAACCAGTCGTACCGCTGCCTCATATCCAATTGCAACCTGAACGCCAATTGCCAGGGCGGCGGCGTCGGCGGCATTGGCCTGGACGAGGGCGACCTGACGCGCATTTCCAACTGCATCATTCAAGGGACAGGCTCCGGTTGTCCCGGCATCAAGTTCCAGAACAATTTGGGCACGATGGGCGGCGTAAGCATCGTCGGCTGCACGCTGGTCGCCAACGCCGGCCCCGGAGTCTGGATGTACAACAACGGCGGAAAGATAGCCAACGGCATCACCGTCATGGGCTGCCGCTTCCAGTCGAACGGCTCCCACGGGGTCCAGATCGACAGCGGTTGCGCCAAATGCACGGTGGCGTTTTGCGACTTGGTGAGTGGGCAGGACGTGGCGGACAGCGGCACCGGAACGATTGTGCAATACAACCAGGCGGACTAAGCCATGTTGGGACGCGCACCACTCTCGGAACCGCCACTCGCTGCGATGCCGGCCTCCATTGGCGGCGGTGGTGGTGGTGGTGGTAGCGGTGGTGGCGGTGTCAGCACTGCGCACACCGCTTTGCTGGGTGTGGCGGGCGCGCGTCTCGGCATCATCATGTTGGACACGGCCGCCGAGGCTCCTCCCTACGCGACCAGCGCGCTCACTCTCGGGCAACAGGCGACCGTTGCGATAAAGCGCCTGGACCAAGTTCTGGCAACGGGCGTTACGCTCGGACACCATGCTGTGGTCCATACGGTTCATTGGGCGACGGCCACGTCGGCGGTAGCGATTGAGACTGCGATCGCGCTGGTGCTTACGGCGACCGCCACGACGGCGCTGACGTTTGCGGATACCGCCACGGGACAGGCCAGCAAGGCGTGCGGCAGCGTGTTGGAGGTGTCGCAGGCCGCAAGCGTCCGTCAAGTGCGAAGCTGCCAGGCCACGAGCAGTCTCGCGCTGGCCGAAAACGCATTGACGGCACAACTTGGCCCCGTGGCCGCCGCTGCCGGCAGCGAGTTAGTCCTTGGGCACGCCGCCGTAATCTGCCAGCAACATCGCTCCCTTTCGGCGGCGGACGTTCTCCAGGAGTACCGGCCCTATTTCGACAACACGGCCGGGGCGTTGGTGGACGCCTATGTTGGCTTGGACGATCTCGCGGTCGCCGTGAATGCACACGGCCCCGTGCGGGCAACAAGCCGCTTGACGCTCGGCGACAGTAATCAACACGGCGTATTGCACGCAGACGCGATTGCGGCCGGGGCGACCGACGTTCTAAGTCTCGCTCAAAGGGCGAATCAAGCCCCGACTCCCACAGACGTTGACGCCTTGCGGCTTGGTGATCTGGCGGAAGTCACGGTCGGCAAGCAGCCCATCCGTGACTCCCTGGCATTGGGGCATCATGCGTCGGTTGTGATCGTCCGCGTGCTATCCGCCACGGACACGCTCACGATTGGGCAGGCATTCGTTTACGATTTGCCGACCGAGCAGGTCGAGTGGCTGTACCAGCCGTCGATCGGGCAGACGTTGCCGGGGTCGCCCCCACCGCCGCCCGGCAAGTTGGTCTACGCCCCAGACAACGATTTCCCACCGACCACGCTTCTGTACCCGCCGGTTTCGCCGACCGACACCTTGACGCTGCGGTCGCCGGAGCTGGGCAACAAGGACCGCTTGCAGTTCAATCGGGTCAGCCGGGAGACTCGCGGCGGTACGCTGGTGGTCTACGCGGACCCGATGTGGCCGAAGGTCCAGGTGCAGGTCTTGTCTTTCACCGGGCTAACGCGGGACCAGGCGCAACACCTGCTGAGCTTCATGTCCAGCCACCTGGGCCTGGAGATCGGGTTCATCGACTGGGAGCAGCGTCTATGGACGGGCGTGATTACCAATCCGAACGATGCCGTAACGCAGGACGGTCGCGGCGCGATGTACTCAGCGTCGTTGGAGTTTGAGGGCGCGTTGGCATAAGGGTGCGCGGCATGTTTCAACTCTCTGCGCCATACCCGGCTCTGCAAACGCTGACGACGCTGCCGAGCCCGCAATTCAGTGACCAAGAGAATCTGCTGGATACGGTCTCTCGGAAGCTGGCGATGGACGGCACGCGCTACACCTACGTCAAGAGCCGGAACGGCCGGCACAAGTTGAAGTGGACCTTCCTCCTGAGCCGCAACAAGGGCCTGGAATTGCGGGCGTTCATTTTCGCCTACTTCGCCTCGAAGGTGTTCGTGACGGACCACAACGGCCGGGTTTGGGTGGGTAACTTCACCAGCAACCCGTTCGAGTTCGATACGCCGAACGCGGCCCAGCCGGCGATTGCCCCGATGCCTCGCGGCGAGTTGCAAGCCATCGACATCGAGTTCGAGGGAGTGGAACAGTAATGCGTGCCATTTCTGAAAACGGGCTGACGAAGCTGGCGGCCAGGCTGGGCAACGAACCGGTCTCGATCATCGAGATCGACTGGCATGATGGAGCGGTCACGGCGTCCTATGCCGACAAGGACATCGCCGGGCCACCGGCGATCCCCGGCAAGATCGTGGCGCTAGGCGACCTGGACGAAGCCATCGACGTGACGATGCAGAATGCCCCGTCGCAACAAATCTCCGTCACGCTCGACGACACGGACGGCTCGATCAAGGCGATCTTCGACCGGTATGACATCCACAAGCGTCCGGTGCGGATTTACCAGTGGTTCACGGGCTTGGCCTTGACGGACAAGTTCCTGGTGTTCGCGGGGTTGATTAACACGCCGGCCAGTTGGAACGAGCGGGACTGCACGGTCAAGTTCGACGCCATTTCGCAGATCGAGGACAAGGAGATCGGGTTCTCGGTCGAAGAGGGGCAATTCCCCTACATTCCCGCCGACTTGGTAGGGAAGGCGTGGCCGATGGTGTTCGGGCTGGCCTACGATTACCCGGCGCTCAAGATCAATATGGCTATCCAGGGCACGACCCTCACGGGCGCAGGCATCCTGGCCGGCTTGGAGTACGAATCGCCGCTCTACGAGAACGGCACGAATTCGGACCACAAGAAACTGCAACAGTTGGCCCTTGAGCAGATTCATGTCGGTTTCCTGTATCAAGTGGCGAGTTGCTGGCAAGTGGGCGCGATGGCGACTCCGCTGGGCCAGGCAAAGATCAAGGAATACTTGGCCGCCGGCAACCAGCTTAACGCGCAGATTGCCTCCCAGATTGCGCAGATCACGAAGCAGGAGTTGTGTGCCCGTGAGCGGCTGGCGCTCCAGATTCACAACGCGAACCTCCAGGGCACGGGTGCCAATCCGATCCAGATTCTCGGCGGCGAGGACTTCCCGCAGAATACGCCCCTGACCATCAACATCAACGGCGGCTTGTTCTACGGCCACTTCGAGGGCCAGGCGTTCTACGTCAGCGCCAGCATCAACCCGCAATTGGAGGCCCAGGTCGAGGCGATCATCGCCAACAATTTGACGGACCAACGGTATCAGCAGGCAATGCTCCCGTTTTGCACGCCGCCGCTCCAGAACAACGCGCAGGCTTTCGATTACCGTGCGCCCGTGCCCTGCGGCACGTCGAATGACATTTTCAACCCGTGTGAACTGCGGACGTATGGCTGGCTGATTCCGCGGCCCGCGTCGAGCATCTCCGCCCCGGGCAACATCGTCATGCAGCAGTTCTGGGCGGACGCCGGCTCGAAGGTCGAACTTTACACGACGACTTCGGTGACGTATATCGCGTCCATTACGCCCGGGACGATTTTGGCGGTCAAAGCCTTCCAGACTGTGGACGGCGTGCGGCGACTGACGCTGGTGCCGGATGACCTGTACACGGTCCAGACACAGACTTTCGGCAGCGTCACGGCCACGACGGTCACGTTGAACCAGAAGTTGAGCCAGGTGTGGTTCATCAACGCCAAGGGCGACTGGGTGCAAGGCTGGTCGGACGAACTGTACGTGACCTTCCAGTCAACGGTCGGCCCGAACATCGTGGACATCCTGGAGTACATTATCGCCAACTACTCGACCCTGACGTGCGACACGGCCAGCTTCAACTACGTGCGCACGAAGCTGGCTCCGTTCCCCGCCAACTTCCCGCTCCTCTCGCGGAAGAACGTGGTGGCGGTACTCAAGGAGATTTGCTTCCAGGCGCGCTGTGCGTTCTGGTTGGAAGACAACGTGGTCTACTTGAACTACCTGCCGGAAGAGCCGGCTGCGGTGGACACGCTCACGGTGAGCGACATTGACGCCGACCACGGCATGGCGGTGGACTTGGCGGTGCGGACCGAGGACATCATCACGAAGATGAACGTCCGTTGGCGATGGACGAACGTGCCGGGCTACGAGTATTCTTCGGAGCAGGCAGGCTCGACGCAGTACATGGTCTTGCGTCACAATGTCGCACGCTACGGGCTCTGGGAACGCGACTACGAGTGGTACATTTTCAATCAGCCGGACATCATCCTCAAAATGGCGACCTTCTGGTTGATCCGCTTGTCGAGTGCCTGGAAGCAGGTGAAGTTCCGTACTTACCTGCACAAGCTGGCGCTGGAAGCGTTCGATTGCGTGACACTCGAAGCGACGGGCTACGTGGCTACGGAGCCGGTCAAGATGGTCGTCACGAAGGCGGCTTACAACTCGGCCGACAACTGCATCGACTTCGAGTGCGCGACCCCCGTAAGGGCCGGGACATTAGTGCCGGATGTCTTTTACTGGCCCGCGGACTTGCCGCAAACCACCACCTGGCCGCCGCAGTCGGACATCGACAGCGGCAATGCAGGCGGCGGCGGGATCGGCGGCAGCGCGACGGGACAACTTCCGGTCGGGATGGTCGGGACGCTCGGGATGGTTGGCTTCAACCCGGTCGGTTTGCCTGCCGGCAACGTCACGATCAATGTGATGCAGCTTGGGCCGATCTCTTTGGCACCTGGCTCGCGGACTTTGGAAGGCTATCATCCGCCATCCGTGATCTTTGTGGGTGGTCCGAACGTGGTGTTCACTGGCCCCGCGGATTGGGGCGACCGAACGCCAACGGACGTGGGATTTGCGGCGCAGGCGCTTCCGCTTGCGCCGGCGTTTGGAGGGATAGCTGCGAGCAGTCGCCCTGTCCTTAACATGCGAACCTATCCGCTACGTGATTCCGAGCCGATGACCGTCGCAAAAGACCCGGTGCCGGTGGTGATTGATCTGGACAAAACGCAGATCGTCTCCTCTGTCGCTGGCGACAATCGGATGGGATACCTGGCGGACGTGTTCAACATCGCGCCGCCGTCCGACAATGAGCCGGGCGTCTTGAAGCTGGACTTGGCGCGTGCGCGCGTCATGGACAGCACGCCTGCTGATTCGACGACTACGTGGTCCGATGGATTGAGCGAGGTGTTCGTGCTGACGGATGGACCCGATGGGGGCACGACGCTGATGATTGACGGCCGATCGGATGTCGGCACGTTGATTCTCACGGATGATGCGACGACTGGTGCGCGTTTCGACTTCAAGTACGACACCACCGGCCAAAAACTGGGTGCAGGGACGGCTTTCTTGCAATCACCTTAACAATCAGGAGGGTCAAGCCAATGGCCGAGAAATGGATTCAGGGTGCAATCAAGCACCCCGGGGCCTTGAAAGCCAAGGCCAAGCGGGCTGGTGAGAGCCTTTCGCAGTTCATGCGGGAGGCCCACAAGGACCCGACGACCAAGCGCCAGGTCGCAATGGCGCAAACCCTGATGGCGATGTCCCATCGCCGGAAGGGCAAGTAGCGTCAGCCGGCGTTCGGTTGACATGCGTGTGCGTTTTGTTCGATCCTGTTTCTACTGCGAAAGGTTCACTACGATGCAGAACATCGGAGCCCCCGCCGGCAACGGCAAACTCGACACCATCCTCGTTCAGGCCCAAGGTGAGACCGGCGATCACGTTGACCGCCAGCCCGCGCTGAGCGAAGCCCTGAAGGACTCCGCCGAAGTCAAGGCCCCCGAGGTCAACAAGGCCGCCAAGTACGACGGTCAGTGGAAGGGCCTGTAAGCCATGCAGGAGATCTGCAAGAACCCTCAACCGACCCATGATGACATGGCGCTGATTGCGGCCCAGGGGCGTGCCCCCGCGGTTGTCAACCAGGATGTCGCCGATGCCCGCGCCAGCGACCATGCGAAGAAGACGGAGCCCGAGTATCCCGGCCCGCAGTGGGTCCATGATGACCCCAGCCCGGATCGTGGCTACGCGGGGGAGTAAGCCATGCAGGCGATCAACTCCCCCAGACCAACCCACAGCGATATGGTCCTCGTGCCAACGCAGGGCCGTGAAACGGTCCAGCAGGACCTTGCCACGGCACGGACTGCGGCGGAGGCCATTCGCGCAGAACGTGTGGCAGCGATGGGGCCTGACCCCGACTGCCCGGTGCCAATCCCGTAACTTCGGGCGTCCAGAAGCAGAGAAAGGGCACCCAGGCGAACGCCTGGGTGCCCTTTTGTCTGTTCCGCGGCTACTTGGCTTTGGCCTTGATGCGTGCCGTGGCGATCGGTTCGCCCCGTTCCACCATCACGGCGACCATCTCCTCGACCGTTGACGGGCGGGGCTTGAAGACCTTGGCCGGTTGCCGGACCGGGCACCCCTGGCACAGGTCGGTCGTGACCGGACGCCCAAACTGCTCCGCAGCGGGGTTGTGGCACTGTCCCGCGACCCGAAGCTGCCGGTCGTGGATGAAGACCCCAAGTATCCGGTGGATGCACTCCGGCCACGCGGGGTGGAACCTCCGCGGGTTCTCGCTGTCGCGGATGTAGCCGTAGAGATCGGGCGGCGTGCCCAAGGGGAATTCGAGCGATCCATCGTCATGGGCGACGGGCCGCCCGCATTCCAGTTCACCTTCAGGAATCGCGTATGCCACGGACCGGAAAATCTCGATCTGCGGCCCGTCGTGATTGAGGAGGACGTTGACTGGTCGCCCTACCTGTTTGCTGCCGGGCATCGCCAGTGGGACAGGAGGGCAGTCAGGGCATGTCATGGCTTGCTTCTCACTGGACAGGTTTGACAGATGGTGTGGGGCACGGGCTGGCCGAAGGGCGGCGCTTGCGGATTGTTGCAGCGCATGGTCAAGTCGATGCAGCCGCAGTTGGCTTTGAGGAAAGCGCTCTGCACCCGTAGCGAACACGGCAGCCAGAGCGGCCGGAAGCGCCATTGGTCATGCGGATCGCGGACATAGCCGTTGATGTTGCCCGGTGGCTCCCAGTCACCGTCGCTTTTCGGATAGACAATGGAACCGTCACTCTCGAACACAGGCCGCCTGAAGGTCTGCTCCGGCTTCGGGTCCGCAGGCGGCAGCGTCAAGCTGATGGCTTGCAAGTCCGGCCGTGGAACGGCTGGCGGCAGAGGGATGATGGGTGCGGCCGGGGGCGGGACGGGCGGCGGGATCACCGGTGGCTCGGGCGTCCAGAGGACGCCGCCGATCGGGTTGCCCTTGTCGTCAGTCGGGATCGCCCGGTCCGGCCGCTTGCTGACTCTGACGGTGCCGATCTGTTTTCCGCTTTCATCGACCTGCGGGATGTCCTCCGTCTCGTCGGCCTCCGCCTGCTCACAGGCCAGGCAGTCCTGGATCGTGCCGGTCAGCTTCCGCAAACGACAATGTATGGCGCACCACGGCAGGTTGCCGCTGGCACCGTAGGAGAGACACCGGTAGCGGCAGACCGGCCAGGTCGGCACATAGCGGTCGCCCCGCTTGACCCAGCCGGCGGGGATGGGTGTGCCGGGGTCGGCTTGAAAGGAGCCGTCGTCAGCAAAAGTAATCATGGCGTCACGAAATGGGATAGTAGATGACGTACTGCACTTGAACAGTCGAGACACCTTGGCAAATGGGCAGCGTCATGCCTACGGAGCAGTCGGTGGACCAACAGGTGTGGGTGTCGAACAGCGGGCACATTCCGGCGGACGTGATGTACGGCGTCCCGTCCGGTGAGAAGAAGCCCGAGAGGATTTCCCGCCAAGGTGTGGGGAATCCTCCAAAAACGCTCATGCCTGTGCTTGTGGCGATTCGGTATTGCAGACTCCAACGGGAGATGCAATTGCTCGGGTTGCAGCAGGTCTTGGTGTCCAGATCGGGCCACGGGGCTCCATTCCCCGGTATGAGGAGTGCCGTATTCTGCATCCCGGGCTGCCCGACGACGGCCTTGAGGGCGGCCATCGCCTGGTCGCGGTAGCTGTCGCCTTGTGCCTTGTAGACGCCTGCCTTCTGGTTCAGCGTGCTGATGTTGTTCTGGATCAACTGAATGGCGGCCTGCTGCTGTTGGACGGCGGCCATTGCCGCGCGGCATGGAGGCAGAGGGGCCTCTTGACCGGCACAAGCGGCGGTCATGGCCGCCTGCAAATTGGCCAGTTGGGCGTTCATGGGCGGCAGCATCTTGGCCAGGGTACAGGCCGTGATGGCTTGGATCGCCCAGTTGTTGTAGGCACGGTACGCATTGCCGCCCAGGAGGCAAGCCTTGTTGAGTGTGCCCGTGTTGGGGTTGCAGTCAGGCATGTCCGTGTTGCTGGTGCAACCGGCGACTGTCCAACCGCCCACGAACATGCTGGTGGACGGTCCCGCGTTCTTGCATTTGCACTGCGGCGGTTGGCAATTGCACCAGCCCTTGGAAATCGCCTGGCCGATGGCGTCAATGGTCGATTGCTTCCATTCGGTTGGGGCCGGCGTCGGGAACGTGTTGCTGGGGCAGATCGACTTCAAGACGCCTTGGACTGCCGTGATGTCGGCTTGCGACCAGCGGTGGGGCGCTGTGAGTTGCGGGATGGTCCCCTGCGCCGTGCAACCGGGCGGTGGGTTGACCGCGAGCGCATTGACACCCGTGATGATGCTGTTCCATTCCGCGAGCGTCAGCACCATTGTTGCGGCCATCGCAGACTCCTAGAACATTTGCAAGAGCGCTCGGTAGATTTCGGCCTCGGCCAGGGCGTCGGCCAGGGCGTCGTGGGCGTTGGCGTTGACGACGTGGAACTTGTTGCAGAGCGATCCCAGGCCGACGCGATTGAAAGGAATTGCCTCGCCGCGCATGGCCGCCTTGTCGTTGATGGCGATGGCCAGCAGCATTCCGTCGCGGGCGTGGCTGTACCAGAGGTTCTCGAAGAGTTCGACGCCGAGCCAAGCCTTCAGGAACGACGCCTCGAAGGCCCAGTTGTGGGCCATCGGCACCAGGCTCTTCTTGAAGGGCAGGTCCAGGCCCTCGAACCATTCGACGAACAGGTCGCGCACCTTGTCCTGGCTCGGGGCATGAAGGAGCAGTTGCTCCATCGGGACGCCGTGCTTGCACATGGCCGCCCTTTCAGCCCGCTCCGGGAAGTCCGGCCTGATCTCGGTGTAGAAGGGCCGCACGCTAGGCGCCGGCTTGAGATCGGGTCCCAGCGGCACGCAGGCGATCTGAATGATCTCGTGGTAGCCGGGCTGGCGGCCGGTCGTCTCCAAGTCCACGGAGACGAGCAAGTTGCCGTTCAGATGCAGAAGGCCGGGATAGGTTTGCATGGCGTGCTCGGTCAGTTTGCCTCCGGCCCTGCGCTTGCGTGGGGCCAGAGACGCGGGAAAGTTACTTGCGGCGGGACTTCGGACGCCGTGCGCTGGGTTTCCGTGGCTGCCGGCTCCGGCGGGGCTTCTTCCGGGCCTCGGCCTTGCGATAGACCGGCATGTCGTTCAGTTCGGCAGGCAGCACCCCGCGCTCGATCATCTCCTCGTAATGGATCAGGGCCATCGCGTTGAACATGATGGCGGCCAGGTGGTCCTCGTCTCGCCTGCCCTGCTGGTAGCGCATGACGTGCCGCTTGAGCGAGGCCACACAGCGCGAGAACGGCATTCCGTTTTCCCAGTTCCGCTCGGCGTACTTGGCGGCCCCCATGCGGAGCCAGTGCCCTTGCCGCTCCTCGGCGAAGGGGGAGATCAGGTCGGGCCGCGGCTTTTCGTCTGCCGTGTCGCGGATCGCCATGCCTTTGCCGAAGGATTGTCGCTTGCCGCTATCCGTCATGCCGTACTTGCTCATGGCTGTGCCTCTTCAGGTAAAATCTCGATGGCATCGCCGTCGAATTGGTCGGCGAAGTCTTGGGGGTCTTCGGGTTCCTTGTCCACCTCCGTCTCGGCGACGAGGCGCGCATGGAGGATGGACCGGGTGACGCGACAGGTGTGGGCGTAAACACGGATCAACATTAGTCCGGCTCCCGTGTCTTGAAGGTCAGGTCGGGAACGAAGCGCTCGCCGTTGCTCCTGACGACCTGGTGCCGGTTGGGGAGTTTCTTGCCGACGCGGATTTTGGACCACTCGCCCTTATCGCTGGCGTCGAGCGTCTTTTGGAAGGCGTCGTAGAACTCGCCGAAGCGAATGTGGGCGTCCTTCTTGACAAGGCAGAAGTCGTCGAGGAATTGCTGCAAGGAGTCTTTGTTCAGTTCCTGTGTGCGGAGTTTGCTCGGCGTGGCGACTATCGGCAGCCGCAGCCGACCCAACGGCGGCGGTAGTTGCAGGTTCATCAGCGTGTACATGAAGTGCGGGGCCTCTTCGTCCAGCTTGACCAGCAAGAGCGGTTTGGCGATTTTCCTTTCTTCCAGAAGGTCGCACACCTCAATGACCGTGATCCGCGTGTCGCCGGCAAACACGGGACAGTGGCTTTGGAAGTTGGCCGTTTGGACCCAGTGCGTGGTGTTGGGGATTTGGTACGTGTTCATCCGCATCTCGCGGATGGCGAGCGTGCGGGCCGTGACGTACTCCTTGATGCGCGGCAGGGCCTCGGGCACTTTGGACATATCCGTTTCTTCGATGGCGCAAATCACGGCTCCGGCCAGTTCGCCGTTGAAATCGCCCCGCGTCTTGAGCACCTTGTCGGCCTTGATGATGCCTTTCGTTACCAAGGTCATCAGCGCCTCGTGGAAGATGCTCTTGCCGTTGTCCTCGTTGCCGAACAGGAAGAGGTACGGCGTCGGCTCGAAGGGGTCGCGGAAGGCGCAGGCGACCCAGGCCCGCAGATAGTCGGCTCCCGTCTTGATGCCGGCCTTCTTGGCCCACGGAAGGGTTTGGAGGGCGGCCGTCAATTCGAGTCCGATGTGGTCGAAGATCATGTCCCAATGCGGATGGTGCGGCCTCTGGTCGGGTCCCAGCACGGCGGGTTGGTGCTTGAACTGAGCGGCATCCCGGTTCCACTGTCGGCCGCCCGGGTATTCCTCGCGGAAGGGCAAATTGACCAGCTTCCAGCTTTGGCCAAGTGCGCCGCCCATGATGCGCTCGGCTTCATCCTTGGCGTGGCCCAGGCTTTGCAAGTGCATCTTGATGTTGCCGCTGGGGTGGTAGACCCATTCGATCTTCTCGTAGAGCGCCCAGCCAACGAACTGTTTGGCCGGCGTCTTGACGGCGCGAAGCAGGTTGTCGTGCTTTGTCGCCTCGCTGTCGTCGCTGGTCTGCTCGCGGATGGTGGTCTCGAAGACGCGGACCCACTTGCTCTTCTTGGCGAGCCAGCCTTTGGGCTCGGGTTGGTCGGCGTCCCCTTTGGTACGCTCGATTTCCACCACCAGGCGGCCGTCCTTGTGCGGTTTGAGGAGTGTCTTGCGGTCCTTGAACATCGGGTCGATGGTCGTGTCCGGCTGGCCCAACACCTTGGCGGCCTGCATGGCGTCGTCGGGGCTCTTGAAGACATAGCCCTTCTTGTCGGGGTCTTCCATGCCGCCATGCGCCTTGGCGGCGGCTGCCAGGTCCGGCCGGCGGTTGAAGTAGCAGGTGGTCCACCCCTGGCCGTCCTGGCTCCAAGTCTCCGCTTCCGAGACGCCCGGCGAAAAGCGGTAGACGCGCCACGCGCCGTTGGGCAACGGAAAGAGGAAGCAGTTCGGGTTGCCCGGATTCCGACCCTGGGAAGTCGTCTTGAACACGCCGACCAATCCCAGTTCCTTCGCCTCTGGCCCGTCGATCAGCGATTGCAGGGCGCAGGAGTGCGTCTGCAACAGGTGGTGGTCGGAGTTCCACAGTGTCGTATAGCTGGACCGCTGCAACGCCTCGATCTGGGCTTTGTGACTGGCGTCCAGGGGGATGATCTTCTGCGATGAGGCGAGGGCCTCGAAGGTGTCCAGCTTGTCGTCCGGCACTTCGCTTACGCGGACCTTGCTCCTTTTGCGCGTGACCACGGCGATGTGGTCCCGCCAGTTGGCCGGCAGATCGGCCGCCGTGAGCACCTTGGTGGCCGGCTTGATGACGCTGAGGCCGCCGTTCCCAGCGGTCATCTTCCGGTGCCATATCCACATGACGCCGCCGCAACAGTCGATCTTCGAGGCGAAGTCGAAGTTGCATTCGCTGGAGATCATGCCCAGGATGCAGCGGGCCAGGGCGGCGTGGACCGTGTGATTTTCGGTTGGGATGCCGGCGGCGGCGAAGTAGGCATAGAGATGGAGGCCGGTTCCACCCGTGCTCTTCCGCAGCTCAATATAGGGAAGCCGCGTTGCGGCCTGCTTGACTTTCTCCAGGTCCTCGTTGCTCAGCCCCACGCCCTTGGCGTGCGCCGTGATGCTGTCAAAGTCGAAGGCAACCCAGCGGGAGCAGCGGGCCTGCCAGTCCCAACCCGTGCAGCCGATCCCCTCGGCGTGCTCCGTGAAGGAGTACCGTAGCTCGTAGTCCTCCCAGGACGGCTCCGCGTCGGCGTCCTTGGGCACCCGGATCGAATGCCAGGTGTCGGCGCCGTTGGTGAATGTGGACCGCTTGCCGGCCACGGGTTCCCCGTTGCCCACCGCCACATTCACCTGGGTCTCCATCTGGATGCCCCAGCGCGCGATCAGATCGGCATTGGCAGCCGTCTGCCGGGCATGGAGGAACTTGTCGAGTGCTTCGCGGACAGTGGGCATCACGGTCTCCGTCTTGGCGCGTTTACACGCGCCGTCCTGCGCCGGTTGCTCGGCTACCCTAACCAATGCCCAAAAACCTGCGGTTGGCTAAGTCGGCTTGCAATTCCGCAGGTTTTTCCACGTCGGTTTAGCCAATCGCGGGTTTTTGGGCATTGGTTAGGGTGTGAACGACGAGTTGAAGTGGATTCCGACCGAGCAACTTGCAGACCCGCCCGTGGTGCTCCGATTAGTGGCCCGCGGGTCCCTGGCCTACATGGAGCTGCGCGACTCGGTGGCCGCTCACGGCCTCCTCAATCCAATCCTGGTGCGGGCCTCGGCGCGGTTTCCGGGGATGTACGATGTGGCGGACGGCCTCTATCGGGCTACTGCCTGCCGCGAAACCGGTCGGTCCCCCGTGCCGGCCCTGGTCAAAGAGTTGACGGACGACGATCTGTTGGCGATCCAGATTCAGGCCAACGCCCTCCGGCCGGAAACCAGCCCCACCGATTTCGCCCGGCAGATCAAGAGGATCATGGCGGCCCGGCCAGAACTCACGCTCACGGAACTCAGCGCCAGCATCCTGCACAAGAGCCCGAGGTGGGTGAGCGAGACCTTGGGGCTGCTGAACCTGCGACAGGATTTTCAGCCCGCCGTGGACCGTGGCGAAATGCCGCTGGGATCGGCTTATGAGCTTGCTCGCATCCCGTACAAGTTCCAGCCACAGTTCTTCGACGCCGCCCGCACGATGCCGGTGGCCGAGTTCAGGGCCACTGCGCAAGCCTTCTTGAAGCAGTTCCAGGAGGGTGTCAGGCAAGGGAAGCTGGACGCCTTCTTCACTGCGGAGTTCAAGCCAGTCGCCCACGGCCGTCCGTGGAAGGAAGTGATCGCCGAGCACGAGAAACCGTCGCGCGCCGCCTTGGTGTTGGTGGCCGAACAGTGCAAGACCCTGACCGATGCGTGGCGGGCAGCGCTCGCGTGGGTGCTGCACCTGGACCGCGCGAGCGTCGAGGTCCAGCGTCAAGCCGTATTGAACCGAGATCGCAAGAGAAGGGAGCCGCCCGACAAAGAACCCTAGAACCCTAGTGCAATCCGTGTACCTGTTTCCAATCACCCGTTTTAAGGACAGCAACAATGTCCCACAACACGAACCTGGTCCCCATTGGCCTGGAGCAACTTCCCTCCACGCAGATCGGCAGCGACGAACAGTTCGCCGATCTTGCCAAGAGCGCTGACTTCCTCGCCCGCCTCCAACTCTTCACCAAGGGCAAGGCGATCAACCGCAAGCTGGTCGGTCTGGGCAACTACGGCATCCCGATCAGCGACGAGGAGGTGAACGACCTGGGCGACACCATCGACATCGTTCCGTTGGCCCGCCGGCCGAAGGCTATCGACATGGCCGACGACGAGGCGATCATCGTCAACTACGACCCGGACAGCGACGAGTTCAAGCGGATCGCTGCGGCGTCGTTGGAGAAGGAAAGCCATTGCATGTACGGCCCCTCGTTCCTCGTGTTCGAGCGATCGACGGGCAGCTTCCTGGAGTTCTTCTGCGGCAACCAGTCGAACCGCCGCGAGGCCAAGAAGATTTACCCCTACCTGCCGTTGACGCAGGCCGACATCGACGCCAAGACGGCAGCCGGCCAGGACGTGACCGGCCTGGAGCCGCGCGGCCCGCTGCCGCTGACCCTGAAGAGCCGGCTGGTGGAGAAGGGCACGTATTCCTGGCACGTTCCCGTGGTGGTGAAGTGCAGCGATGCCTTCACGAACCTGCCGAAACTGGAGCGGATCGAGAAGGAAATCATTGCCTTCTTGGCGGTCAAGGACAACGGCGTCCAGCGCGCCCCCGCCACCGAGGACGACCGCGCCCGCTAGTCCCGGCGGGGTTCTCGACAACACACCCGCCGCACCGCTCCCGGACTCTCGGTGACGTGCATCATGGGCGGGTATTTCCAGCCTGTCCTGCGGTGGGAGCGTCCTCGCCGCAGGCAGGCATTTCTCCAGCGTCCTTGTTCCCGACAATGGCGACACCCGAAGTCATGCTGCTTTCAACGCCGGCCTTCAACTTCCGCGCGTTTCCCGGCGCGTGCCGGCAAGTGCTGGGCTATTCGCCGCTGCGCGCTGTGGACGCTTCGCCACGGCAGATGTCGGACACCGAGAAGTTCCTGAGCAGCTTGGCCGCCTTTCGGGACCAGAAGGCCCCGGCGGGCTTCGCTCCGCATTTGCTGTCGCATGTCTCATTCAGCATCTTCCTAATCGCTGACGACCGGGACATGCGTGACATCCTCGAATACTGCTCGGGCATGTCGTTCATTACCGCGGACACGCTGGCCCGTGGGGTCATGGCGGCGGTCATCAGCGGCACCTTGGCGCAGTGGCGGGATGCCGTGGCCGCGGGTTCGGGGCGCAACGTCGAAAGTTCTGTTCGTGCCGGCTTCAACAAAATCCACGGCCTTTTCCGGGGTGCGGGCCTCGACGTGTGGGGCGACTATCGCACGCGGGAGGCGGCCGACCACACCTTGCTCCTGGAATACAAGCCCCGATGACCCCCTACTACGACAAGAACGGCATCACGCTCTACTGCGGCGACAACCGCGAAGTGCTGGCGTCCTTTGCCGACAACAGCATCGACACCATCTGCACGGACCCTCCCTACGGGCTGAAGTTCATGGGGCACGAGTGGGACCACGGTGTCCCGGGGGTCCAGTTCTGGGAGACATTTCGTCGGGTCTCGAAGCCCGGCGCGATGATGCTGGCCTTTGGCGGCACGCGGACTTTCCATCGGCTCATCTGCGCGATCGAGGACGCCGGTTGGGACGTGCGGGACTGTTTCATGTGGCTCTACGGCCAAGGGTTCCCCAAGGCCCCGGACATCGGACTGCTGATCGACAAGGCGAAAGGGGCGAAACGCGAGGTCGTTGGCACCAAGCTCGGTCAGCCCGGCTATTCGCTGGCCGACAACGGCCGCACGAACGCAGTTTACGGCGATCTGCATAACCCGGCCGCCGAGTGCGCAATCACGGCCCCGGCGACGGACCTGGCGAAGCGGTGGACCGGCTGGGCCAACTCCCTCAAGCCGGCCTGGGAGCCCATCACGTTGGCGATGAAGCCGCTGGACGGGACGCTGGCCCACAATGCCGAGGCGTGGGGCGTCGCTGGTCTGAACATCAATGGCAGCAGGGTCGGCACCGACAGCACGGTCCGAACCCGCAATCCCCGCTCGGAATCGGATGGTGGCTGGGTCAGCGTCAATCGGACGCCGGTGGGCGGCTCGGAATCCGGCCGGTGGCCGGCAAACCTGCTGCTGGATGAAGAGGCGGCGGCCGCGCTCGACGAGCAGACCGGCACATTGAAGAGCGGAATGATGAAGGCCGGGCAACAGCGTTCGGAGGGCAAGGACGGTGGCTATCACCACGGTTTCCCGCCCACCGCCACGGCGGCCGGCACCTACGGGGACTCCGGCGGGGCCAGCCGGTTCTTCTATGTCGCCAAGGCCAATCACAAGGAGCGCAACCCGAGTTGGGGCCCGAAGAACGATCACCCCACCGTGAAACCCATCAAGCTGATGGAACACCTCCTGACGCTCGCGTCCACGCCGACCGGCGGGCTGATCTTGGACCCGTTCGCCGGCAGCGGCACGACGTTGCTGGCCGCCAAGGCGCTCGGCCGCCCGTGCATCGGCGTCGAGTTGACCGAGCACAACTGCGAAATCGCGGTCGCTCGTCTCGAATCACTCTAATTTTCTCCGCATTCGTTGATGTGGCGGGCGTAAGCACGATTTGTCCCTTTCTGGCGGCACCCGCGAATGAACGAGAACGAAGTGCGTGTAAACGCGCGCAAGCGGTTGGCAACCGTCTTCCGGCAGCGAGCCGCAGCTACCTTGATTGACGAGGGGGTCTTGTGATGTCGGTCGTCCAGACCAAGTTGCGCACGAAGACTACCACCGGCACGCCGATCCTGCTCTCCGCCACTTTGGAGTACAAGGACGGCCGCATCTGGTTCCTCAAGAGCCCCTACAGCCTCAAGGACGAGATCAAGGCCATGCGCGGCTCGCGTTGGCATGGCTACGAGGACGAGAACCCGCGGAAGATTTGGTCGGTCGAAGACTGCCAGCGCAACCGTTTCCAGCTTTCCTTCCTCATGGGAGAGAAGGCGTATGCCTGGTTCGACCGGCCGCTCGGGCGTCACGAGTACCTCCGGCCGCTGAAGGACCACCAGAAGGACCTGGCCGATGGCGGCTTGACCTACCACTACCACATCTTCGCGGCCGAAATGGGCACGGGCAAGACCCTCGCGGCGCAAGAGGTGATCGAGCGGTCGGGCGTGGACTGGTGGTTCTGGATCGGGCCGAAGACCAGCCTGCCGAACATCAAGCGGGAGTTCCGCAAGTGGTCCTTCCCCTTCGAGAAGTTCAACGTCGAGTTCTTCACCTATGAGGGCTTGACGACGTGGGCGGAGCAGTGGAAGCCTGGTCAGCCGATTCCCCGGGGACTCATTTGTGACGAATCGAGCCGCTGCAAGAACTCCGGTTCGCAGCGTTCGCAAGCCTGCCAGCGCCTTGCGGACCTGATCCGCGAGCAATTCGGCTTGGAACGCGGCTACGTCATCGAGATGTCCGGCACTCCCTCGCCAAAGAGCCCGGTCGATTGGTGGAGTCAATGCGAGATCGCGTGGCCCGGCTTCCTCCGTGAAGGGAGCATGAAGGCGATGGAAGAGCGGATGGCCTTCATGGTGCTCCAGCAATTCGACGAGGGCAGCTTCAAGAAGCGGATCGGCTGGAAGGACGACGAGCGGAAGTGTGCGGTCTGCGGCGAATACCGCGAGGCGGGCCCGCACGAGTTGGACGGTGACACCGACCCGGCGGAGTTCCACGAGTTCGTGTCCAGCAAGAACGAGGTCGCCTACCTGAACAAGCGGCTCAACGGCCTGGTGACGATCAAGCACAAAAAGGACTGCTTGAACCTGCCGGACAAGCGCTATCGCAAGATCATCTGCAAGCCGACCGCCAGCCTGCTCCGCGCGGCCGAGGCCATCGTGCAAGCGGCCCCGAACGCTGTCACCGGCATGACGCTGCTCCGCGAGTTGAGCGACGGCTTCCAGTACCGCGAGGTCGAAGATGGCATGGCTGTGTGCCGTCATTGCAAGGATGGCCGTGTGAGCGAGTGGACGGACCCGAAGGACACGGGGCGGGTCTACCGTGACATCGGCATGTTGCCGCCCGAGGTCGTTGCACGACTGGTCGAACAGACGGCGACGTGTCCGGCCTGCGGCGGCACGCAACACGTTCCCAAGCTGGTCCGCGTGGCCCGCCAGATTCCCTGTCCCAAGGAAACCGCCCTGCGGATGCTCTTGGACGAGAACGAGGAGACCGGCCGCCTGGTCGTGTTCGCCGGCTTCACGGGCTCCGTGGATCGCGTGGAGAACCTCTGCCTCAAGGAGAAATGGAACGTCGTGCGGTGCGACCAAGGAGCGTTCCAGGTGCGCACCCACGACGGGGCCGAGGTCAAGGAAGAGCCCCTCGACTATTGGGCGAACATGGACGTGCCGCGAGTGGCCTTTGTCGCCAACCCGGAGTCGGGCGGCATGAGCCTGACGCTGGTGGAGGCCCGCACGGCGGTCTACTGGTCCAATTCGTGGAAGCCGGAATACCGCATCCAGTCGGAAGACCGCATCCACCGCATCGGCATGGACCTGAACAAGGGCTGCCTGATCGTTGACTTGATCCATCTTCCCAGCGACGAGCGCGTCCTGGACGTGATTCGTGAGAACCGGAGGTTGGAGCTAATGACGATGGGCGAGCTAATGGGCGGCGTCCAGTGGGAAACCGGTTGGGATGGAGTGGACGGAACTCTCCAGATCGTGGAGGCCGTGTCGTGAAGCATGTCCAATGCGATGTCCTGATGTACGCCGGCAAATGGACGCCCAAAGGTCGTGGGCGTCTGTCGGATCAAGTACGGCACGCCCTGTTCAGAATGTGTCGTTACTACGGCGACGTGTACCTCTATGCCGTGGACTTGGAGCCTTTGGCCGAGACAGGCGACGATCCGCGGGTCGCCATCCACATCGTTGCCGATTGGTGGCGTGACGACCCTGATCTGTTTGGCGATTTCGTCTTGGAGGCGCTCCTTTATCACCTGGTTCCCGAATACGAGGGCCAACTGGAGGTGGACCGCAGCGAGGAGGTTGCCTCGTTGTGTTGTGGTCTTGAGTCGGCGTTTGGCGTTGCGGCGATCTATTACGGAGCGTGCGTTTCGCTTGATGAGATGTGACGGGCATTGCCTGTCTCGTGTGCTTTCCCCTTTTCCCTTTTGGAGTTGCAGCGATGAAGTACCTGGCGATGTTGTTGATTCTTGTGGCCACTCTGGCAAGCGGCGCGGCCCTCGCGGGCGTGCCCGACGATTTGCAGCAGATCAGCGTTACGATCAAGTCCGGCGATGCCCAAGGCTCCGGCACGATCGTCACCCGCAAGATCGGCGCTGACACGGTTTCCTTCATCTGGACGGCAGGGCACGTCGTTGACAACCTCCGCGTCGTCCGCAAGGTCATTACCGCGGACGGCGGCACCCGCGTGCTGGTCGAGTTCCGGGACGCGCAGATTGTCCAGGAGTTCCAGCAAGGCGGCCGGCGGGTTGGCGAGACGAAGCTGGACGCCAGGGTCATCAAGTTCTCCGACGCCGACTTCGGCGAAGACTTGGCCCTCTTGATGGTTCGCCGCGTGAACGCCTACCCGCTTGCGGTCTCGGCGAAGTTCAAGACCGACGTGAATTACGTCCCGGCCATCGGCGTCGAACTGAGCCACTGCGGCAGCCTGCTCGGCCAGTTCGGAGCCAACAGCTACACCGAAGGCGTCTTGAGCCAGGTCGGACGGACTCTGGAAATGAAGGGTGCCAACGTCAAGGTCTTCGACCAGGTGACGGCCGTGGCCTTCCCCGGCTCCTCCGGCGGCGGCATGTTTCTCAAGGCCAACGGCGAATACGTGGGCATGTTGACGCAGGGCGTGATGAAGCTGCAAGGCTTCAACTTCATCGTTCCCGTGCGGCGCATCCATGCCTTTGCCAGGACGGCCAGGATCGAGTGGGCCGTCGATCCCAGCGCGAAGGTGCCCACCTTGGCCGAGATCGAGGCGATACCGGTGGAAGACGGCGGATCGCTGGGCGGTCCGGCTCCGGGCGAGCCCCTTCCGGCCGCCTTCAAGCGACTGTTCGGTTGCGACGACGCCATCGGCCGGGTGCAGCGCTTCCTTGCGGGGCATCGGTCCCTCTGAAGCTGCCGGGTTCTGTTTTGTGACCGCCAACGTGGCGGTCCATGCCCACCGTTTCGGGAAGCAGTGTTCGCAAGAGTCCAGCGGGTTTGCAGTGCTCAGCGAGGCATGGCGTGTGGATATTACCTTCAACAATCTCTCGCTGTGTACCGGCGGCGCCGGCCTCGACCTGGGGCTGCAACTCGCTTTGGGAAACGTTCGCACAGTCTGTTGTGTGGAACACGAAGCCTCTGCCATCGAAATCCTGGCTGAGGCAATGGAAGCGGGTTGCCTGGATGAATCGCCTATTTGGACGGACTTGCGATCCTTCGACGGCAGCGCGTGGCGTGGAGTCGTGGATACGCTCACTGCGGGCTACCCCTGCCAGCCCTTCAGCCTCGCTGGCAAACGACGTGGACAGGACGATCCTCGCCACCTGTGGCCGCACGTCGCTCGCGTCGTTGGCGAAGCTGAACCCGGGATCGTCTTTCTCGAAAACGTGCCCGGCCACCTGTCCCTCGGATTCGATCAGGTCGCCCGGGACCTTGAAGGGCTGGGCTACGGGGTTGCGGCGGGCCTGTTCACAGCGGCAGAAATTGGCGGCAGCCAGAAGAGGGAGCGACTGTTCATTCTCGCTCTGGGCAACACCCGTGGATATGTCCAAAGGCGGGAGCACGTCGCGGGGCGGGGCGCGGAAGAACGAGCTGCTCTTGGCGGGGCAAGTGCGCCAGTGGGCGAACCAATTCCCGACGAGCTGCGTCGCCTGCTCTTTCCGCCCGGACCAGGAGAGACCGACGCATGGCGACGAGTCCTACGAGAAGACCGCACGCTCGCCCCGGCTCAATCCGAGGTTTGTCTGCTGGCTGATGGGCTGGCCCGAGATCGCGCCCATTGGCTGCGGCTTCTCGGCAATGGCGTGGTCCCGCTTCAGGCGGCGTATGCGTTCTGCTCTCTGTGGGCTGCTCTGCGAGCCTAATGGCACCGAGGATACACCATGAAACTCACGAAACAAAAGGTCGCCGCGATCAAGGAGTGCATCGCCGCCGGGCAAAAGCAGCCTGCGATTGCCGATCAGTTCAACGTCAGCCGCTCGGTGATTTCCGACATCGCCACCGGCCGCGTGCATAAAGATGTGCCGTGGCCGGCCGGCGGACCGCCACAGCCGAAACCAGCGGGCGGCCAGCACAAGAGCATCCCGGATTATGACCCGACCGACAAGAAGGTGCTCGAACTGGAGGCCGAGGTCGTCCACCTCACGGAGGAGCGGAACCGCGAGCGGGCCAGGGTCAAGGCCAGCGCCAAGATCGCCGGGCTGTTCAAGGCCGTCGTGGCGGAAATGGATCAGCGGGTGAAGCCGTTCGCGGCCCTTCCGCCGGCCCTGGATTTCCGCCGCAAGGCCGAAATCGTCGAGCATTGCGTGATGCACCTGAGCGACGGCCACCACGATCAGGTCGTGCGGCCCGAGGAGGTCGGCGGCCTGGAGGACTACAACTTTCCCGTCTCGTGCGCCCGCGCGGAGCGCTACGTGGACAGCGTGGTGGAATGGACCCAGGACACCCTGGCGCCGAAGTTCCATTTTCCCGTGCTGTGGGTGCTGGCCTACGGCGACTGCACCAGCGGGGAAATCCACAAAGCCTGCGAGCGGTCCTACTACCGCAACCAGTTTCGTAACTGCCTCGCCATTGGGCAGTTGCACGCCCTGATGTACCGCGACCTGGCCGCCCATTTCGAGGAGGTCCACGTCCTGTATCTGGCGGGCAACCACGGCCGGCGGACGCCGAAGAAGGACTACCTCGGCGCGAATGACAACTGGGATTACCTGGTGGCCGAGGTCGCCCGGTTGCACTGCCGCGAACTGGGCAACGTTTGCTTCACCATCCCCGATGCGTGGAGCGCCAACGTCAACATCAACGGCGTCGGCTTCAACGTCAGTCACGGAGACGACGTGCGATCCAATGGCGGTATCCCTTGGTACGGCATGGTCCGCCGGCAGAAGGGCTTGATCGCCCTGGGGGCCGCGGCCGGCGCGCAGCGCTGCCGCTATTTCTGCGTCGGTCACCACCATGCGGCCAGCGTCCTGTCCGACGTGGACGGCGAATTGCTGGTCAACGGCTCGTGGGTCGGCACCGACGCCTTCGCCTACAACTCGTTGTCCGGCTACCGGGAGCCCGCCCAGTGGATTCACGGCGTCAACCCCAAGCACGGCATCACCTGGCGGATGAACGTCAAGTTGCGCCATGAGCGGGAAAAGCAAGGCCCGCGACGTTACCTGATTGACGGCGGCCGAGATGTCGGGCCGCTCCGCACCTAACCCCGAGAGACCCATGAGAACGCATCCCGGTAACCTCGTCCTGGCGATCCTGGCCCTATTGACCGGCGGGATCGTGATGTTCCTGGTGGCCCTGCTGGTCCGCGGCTTCTGCCTGTCGGTCCTTTGGGCCTGGTTGATCGTCCCGGTGTTCAACTTGCCCAACCTGTCGATTGCCCAGGCCCTCGGCGTGGCGCTGGTGCTCAACTACTTCTTGCCGACCGCAAAAGAGAAGATCGGCTACTTGGCGATCTTCGGCCACGGGTTCGCTGCGCTGGCGGTCGGCTACCTGATCCACCTCTTCATCTGAGGCTCGTAGGTCCGTCTGGAAACCGCAACGTAAGCGTTCCGTTGTCTATGGCCTTGTGTCAGGACTTGGGGCATGAGAGCGATCTTCTTGGGCGGAGCGTGCGACGCGCAGGAGCGGGTGGCCAATGGCGACCACCACTTCCGCGACGTGCGGCTGCAAACCGGTGAACTGGTTCGCTACGAACTGCTCATGCGGTACGGCGACACGTTGATCTATGCCCACGGCCTGACGCTGTATCAGGTCATGGACCTGCTCGTCAACTACTACGTGATCGGAGAGATATAGATGAGTACGTTCGTCTACTTCTTCAAGCAGCTCTTGCCGTTGACTTACCGCACCCGCTATTGGGACCCCCAGCATCAGCTTCATTTCTGCGTTTGGCGGCAGTGGTTCGGCCGCTGCTTCAAGGTGGACGACGTAGTGGTCGTCTACGACGCCAAGATGGAGCGCCGGTGCATCGCCGCGATCAAGCGCGGCGACTACCAGCGACTCGATGAAGTGATTGCCGAGTTGCGGGCCAAGTGCCGGTGACGTTACTCCCCACAGCACCCTTGGAGAAGACCCCGTGCCTACCTTCTGCGTAAGCGACCTGCACGCTTGCGAGCGTGGCTACCGGGACAATTTCGCCTACAACGGCCGCGAAGAGCGGTTCTACCGCTTCCTGGACTTCGTGGAAGAGTCCCACGGCCGGCTGCGGATTCTCGGCGATTTGTTCGACTGGTGGCAGGCCAACCTGGGCGCCACCCTCAACGCCTACAGGCCGCTCTTGGATCGCCTCGATGCGCTCGGGGCGGAATGGATCGTCGGCAACCACGACAACGCCCTGGAGCCGCTGATCGGCACGCCGCTGATGATCGACCACCCGATGTTCCGGCGGTCGCGCCGTCCCTTCGAGGAGACCATCGGTGGCCGAAAGTTCGCCTTCCTCCACGGCCACGAGGCAGACCCCTACTGCTGCGGCCTGAACCCGGGCACGGGCGAGATCACGGCCATCATCTCCGGCATGTTGGAAGACCGGAACAAGGGGCCAATGACCCGCAGCGGCCATGCTGTTGAGGACGAGTTCGTCGGCACGATGGAACATGCCCTGACCCTCTGGCGGACGGTGACTTTTCAGCATGGCCGCCAAGCCGAGATGGTGGCCGGCGTCGAGAACTACCGCCGGGAGAAGCACTGCGACGTGGTGGTCTACGGTCACACGCATGAGCCTGGCCACATCGCCGACTATCACTTCAACAGTGGCTCGTGGGCTCGGCAGCATGACACCTACGTCGTCATCAGCGACAACGGCCAGGCTTCGGTCTGGGAGTGGCTCGGCGACAAGGCCGTTCCCTACCTTGCCCTCCT